GACTGCTTCAGAATTGGATATTTGCCCCGAGTGAACGTTATTGATTATTCTTTGAATTTGAGCCTTGGATTGCGAAAAAGCTGCCGCAGCATTTTTAACTTCCTGTTTTCTGCTAATCTGGATTTTTCCTGCAATAAGTGACAAACCCCCTACTTTTAAAAGAGAACTTGCGCTAACGGAATTAGCCATAGTTTTAGCAGTAACAGCCCTAGCCCCAATAGCCCCTGCAAAACTATAGCCGGCTATTCCCGCCATGACTTTGGCTAAAATAGGAGTCTGAACACTTAAACCTGAAATCAAAGTAGTTTTTTCAGCCTGATTTAAAACAGTCTGCCCCGCTACACTCAAAGGGCTTACATCTTTAATTAAAGCCTTTTCCTGGGAAGTTTCCGCTTCCTCTAATTCCCCTACCTTGCCCGCAACTTCCTCTCTTGCTTCCTGTCTTGCCCCAAATTCTCCAGCACCAACCTGGGGGCCTGGTTCTCCCCCAAATCCTGGCTCTTCAGCAGCTAATCTTCTAAATGCCTCTTCTCCAGCTTCCCTTGAAGTCATGCCTGCTTCCATTAGCTTAGATTTCAGCTTTTCTCTTTGCCTTATAAAAGCCTGGCCTTCTGTTTTTTGGACAGTCTGCTTTGCAGTTTCCTGAACTGAGAAAGTCTCAGCTTTGGATTCTTCAGTTGAACCCCCTCTTTCAGTTTTAACATCTACATCTATAAATGCCCCAGGGGGAGGCAGGGCTGTGCCTATGGGATTTCCGAACTCGTCCCTTAAGAAAGGGTCAAAGCTCATTACTTGCTTTTTCTTTTTTGCCATTATTTATTTTCTATCCAGTTTTTGAGCAGATAGGCTATAGGCCCTGTAATCCATGCAAATTCCACAGGCAAGCCTGCAAGAACAGCCAGGAAAAAGGGGCCGAGCAGAACCAGGGAGTTCTTTAAGGTCTTTCTCAAGCCTATCCAAAAGCTATATTTTGTCATTATAAAAATTTCACTCCTGTAAGCACTGATATCATAATAAAAGTAAGCCAGTTTATAACTTCTACTCTTGCCAGTCTTTTTTCTATGCTTATCTTATAATCACTTTCATTTTTCATTCTGTCCTCGACATTGACATATTTACTTCGTTAGGCTGTATTCCTGTTTGGCCTGTGTTTTTATCTTCGCTTTCCTGCATCATTCCGCTTAAACTTGGAGGCCTGTTAAACTTAACTTCTATTCCAATCTGGCTCCATAAGTCAGCTTCCAGCTCTGTCTGCTCTGCAGTATAAACAGGCTCAAAGGTTAAAAAACCCACCTTTCCGCCTGCTTCTGTAAAGCCCTCGCTTGTTGCTATGACCTTGGGAACTCCTACAGTCTGATAGAAAAGATTGTCTAAATATTGAAGCCATTGAAGCCTGTCTTTTATCGTCATTGGATTATCTTTTAATTCGCTTGTTCCCTTAATAGTGACTAAAACTTCCTTATTCTTGACTGCATTTTGATACTGAGTCACTGCCTGCTGAATTTTTACAGGGTCATTGCTGTCAACATCAAGAACTCCCAGCATCTCCCTGTGCCTTATTGTCCTCTCATCCTGCAGGGCTTCATTCTTTGCATCAATGATAAACTTCAAAACTTCAATAACGCTTATTCCGTGAATTTCATTGGCTATTCTGTCATTAACAAGGTGCAGTATTTGCCAGGGTTTAAATAGCTTAGGAACTCCGCCCTGAATATTTGACCTTTGCTCATAATGGTCTATCATGCCATTATCACTGACAACACACCTCATATTCCCAGGATATAAGCATTTGATGTTTATGAGCCTTCCATTTTCAGACTCCCTTATGATTTCAGCGAAAGCGTCTCCAAATATCTTCTTTTGGATAATTAAGTTCTGGCATATTGACTGGAAGCTGTCCTCTCCCCAGCCTCTTATGAAAGAAAGCAAATTAGTTGTCCTAATGTCTGCAGTCCACCCTTTCCCGCATGTCCAGATAGCAAGGGCTTTAATTGCTCCCTTGAGCTCAGGGATAGACTTGTAATAGCCGAGATTTTGGGCTGCATCAGGATAATCCCACCATACGTCTTTAGCTGCTCCTGTTGAATCAGGAACCCTGGAAGCTACAGAGAAGTCTGTGACTGCTCCTTTTAAGTCTGTTGTTGTTGTGCTTGATATGTTCATTTCTGCCATTTTATTCTATTATGTAAGGTATCTGGATTATAAAATTTGTGTTATCTGCATCATCTATAATCTGCCTTCCCTGCGTTGAAGGAGAGACATAAAGGTCCTGGGTCGCTGTGCTGTTCCTGTTTAAGGGGTCATGAGCAAATCCAGCCTGAGCTCTTGAATTGGCAACTGTTAAATAAATTTCCACAGTCACCCTTAATGTCTCGCCTCTTGCGAAGTGAGTTTTTGCTGTGTTGGCAATCTGAAGAAACATCATCTTGCTTTTTATGTCCAAAGAAGCGGCATCCACGGCTGAAAGTGTTTCAGTTGTTCCTGAAACTATCTCTGTTTCAGCTGCTCCATCCCATTTCCTGATTTTAATTATTGCATACTCATCCCAGGCATTGGAACTTGTAAGTGAGGTTTTGACTCCGCCCAAAGTTATGGCGCACCTTATGGGAATGTTGTAAATTGTTCTTGGAACCTGAAAAGTGATGTCAAAGTCAAGGTCAAGAATTTTTGTTGGTCCGCCTGTAACTGTTGAACTTGTTGATATCCAGTTAGACTGGGCTGTTGTGTCCCTTGTCAAAATATAGCTGTCTGTGACTGTATCTCTTGAAACACTTCCATAGTAAGTTACATAACCCGCTCCCTCCGCCACATCTGCAAAATCAAAAGTCGCCAGCGCAGGAGGCGCAGGAATAGGAATTATCTGGGCGATTGTCATGGCACTATCTTCTTTCCCCCAAATGCAGTAATAACATCATTCTCCTTTAATTGCTTGACTAGCCTTAAATATTCATCAAGAAGAATGTTAACTCTTGCCACTGCCTGGCTTGTTCCCACAGCTTCCAAATCATTTCTAAGGACTTTTATTGCGGCTTTTCCCGCAACTGCCGCCTCTACAGACTTTTTAAAATCTGCGTTCATGGCGGAATAAATATCTATCCAGTTGCATTCTGTATCAGCGATAAACTCACCCTCTGCCTGATTAATGAAAATTGTATAGTCTGCATCTGTAAGAACTGCAATATTAGCCCCTGCAGCCAGTTTCACCGCTCCGCTGTCGCATAAAGTCACTGTCATCTTCTCTTCCTTAATTCCAATAGAATTTTATTAAGCATTTCATAAATCATATAATCTTTTGCTGCCAATGGAATTGCCCTTTCAATGATTACAGGCTGTTTTGTCTCGCTGTCTTCTGCGGTTTCCAGCTTGGGAATAATGTCAGTCTCAAGATAATAGATATTTTTCATATCTTAAATGAGTAGATAAGCCTATTTATGTTTTTCTCCTTAGTTAAGGTAAAAAGTGTAAAAGACATTAAATTTATAGGAATTGCAATTTCTGCAATAGTTTTATTTTTAATAAATTCAGTAAGCATAGAAGCAGAAGCCTGAGAGATAATACAACCATCACCACTAAAC